CTACCACGATGTGCTTGCAAATTATAGTGATTCGCTTGGCTTCACTCTAATGTTTCGAGCTCGTGGTATCGCGTCGCGAACGCACAGTTTGGGTTCCCCGTTGTCGAGGGATAAGGCTGTACGTCTTGCTTCTCAATTTTGTCCCCAGTTGTCTCCTGGGAAAGTAGCATCCACTAGGCCAAATACGCCTTCCCGTGGTGTGGTAAAGTCGCCCATTTTATCAGGTCGCGTTTATTCAGATGTCTCGTCTCAAGCGAGTACGCCTGTTCAGCGTTTGTCTCCTGATCATCTTATTAGTCTCGTACCTGGTATTGGTGATGAGGCCAAGGATGGGGCATATGATTTCACTAACATGAGGAGCCCTACTAGTCCTGAACCTAGTGTGGTATTACCTGCTGCTGTCAGACCCGAGGTTGAGGATGTTGTTACTGTAGTTAACCCACCTTGTGTACCGTCGCTGCCTGTTCAACTCGATGTAGGAGTTTACAGTGACGAAGAAAAATCCGATCCCGAACCTAAACCGATCCCGTTTTTGCAGTTGGTGGTAGTAGATGTCAATCATTTGAATGAGGTTGTTGCCCCACAGGAACCTTTCTCCTGGTGGAAACCTTGGACATGGTACCGCAACGGAACACGGGTTTGGTCGAAATTCCAGCGTGTTAAGCTTGCCGAAAACAGTCACCGAGTCATCCATGAAGAGAATACTAAGTGTTTACGTGATGATGGTGATATTCATCAAGTAGTTGTTTCCGGCTATGATTCACACTGGGAATGGATGCCTGCGCGAGCGAAGCCTGAGTATAAGGCAGTCGTTTCGCGCACGATGTTCACCCAGATGTGCGGTAGGTATTCAGTAGATGATATACCTGAGCCGGAGCGTGTAGATAACTATGTTGTCCATGTTGCATCAGTCAACTGGCCCCGTGACATTGTGGATGTTGCAGGTAATGTTTCGAAACTGAATTGTGTCAACTGTGGCAAATCCACTGTCACATTGTTTCGTGATGTTAAATATAGTGTCGCCGCTGAATCCCGCTTGGTTTTTCCGTTCGGCCCGGGCTGGCAGGGCCTACCCAACCTGTTCAGTTCGGTTATCGCGAATCCGACGTGTGCCTACCTCCTGTTCCAGCTACGAGGCCTGTTGACATATATAGGCTCGATGACAGTTTGGAGGGCCGTCGTGCAGTCTATACTGGTCTCTATTGTTACGTGGCTCGCGTTGCTTTACCTGCCATTGACACTAGGGATATCCCTTCAGCGGAGTCTGGGATCTTATACCGGATTGCCAGGGCTCCACCTGACAATTTAAATCATGATCTTATTGCGGACTTGGGTAGATATGTTGCTGATTTCATGAGCAAATATCTAGTTCCCTTGCAGCAGGTTATGACGTTTCGTGAGTACGTTGAAAGCACTCATTATACGCGCAAAACTAAAGAGGCCATGATTTATTATTGGGAGGTTAAATGCGATCAGCAGGTGACGAAAGCTGCTGAGCTGAAGAAGGGTTTTGTTAAGACTGAGCGTTATGGGGTTTACAAACCAGCTCGTGGTATACATGCTTGCTCGTTAGAGGAGAAATGTTTTGCGGGTTCGGTTGTGAAATCCATCGAAAAGGCTGTGTTTTCACAGCTCAGGAGGTACTTTTTGAAAGGTGTACCTACCGATGAAAAAGCACGTGAGCTGCGTGCCCGGTTATTTCAAGTAGGAGCTAGTTATTTAACTTCTGACCAAAGTGCGTTTGAGAGTTCGGTTTCGTCAGAAATAGCAGCCGTCACTGAAATACCGTTGTACGAGTACATGTTGGGGGGACTTAGCCCATTTGTACTCGATTATCTGCGCAGAACTAGTAGCAAGTTCCGCCGCATTCGTTACCATAAATTTATTGTGCGAATCCGAGGTTCTCGTATGTCCGGAGACTTACAGACATCATTAGGCAATAGTTTTATCAACCTCATGATTAATAAGTTCATAGCACATAAATTAGGTTACGATTTGATAGGTGTGGTTGAGGGTGACGATGGTTTGTTCCGCATCGATGGCCCAGTTCCCACCATAGACATGTTTGGTCAGCTTGGTTTCCACGCGAAGATACAGGTGCATGACGATGTAGGTGTTGCGGGCTTTTGTAAGATGAAGTTCGATGCCGACAACGTGCAAGTGACTGATTTCGTTGAAAGGTTAGCTAAGTTCGGCTGGACTACCTCAATACGGGCGTCAAGAAAGACTAGATACAATCTGTTGTATACGAAGGCTCTGTCGTTGAAAGCGGAGTTTCCGAAGTGTCCTATCTTGGGCTGTTTTGCGGATTATATTCTGCGTGTGATTAAGTCTCAACCCGGTCGACGAAAGATGGTTTTTGACGAAGATCGCGCGTGGAATCGACAAAAACTTGAGGGTGCTGAACGCTGGTTAGATGTTGCTACGTCTGTTTCGCTCACCACTCGCTTGTTTTACGAACGTTTGTATGATGTTTCCGTCACTGAACAACTTTCCATAGAGTCTTATTTCAATTCACTGGATCATTTATGTCCGATAACTCATCCGGCTATTTTATCGAGGGTGCCTGATGTGTGGTTTCAGAATTATGATAGGTTTGTGGTTGAAAATGGTGACTTAACTGTGGACTGGTGACCGTTTCATAAAATATAAATGGTTCGGCGCGGCAATGCGTTAGCTGCTCCTTCACGAGCAATCGTGGGTGGGGCAACGTCTGCAATTAATGTCGCGAAAATGGCTGCAGCTTACTTAGCCGGTAGTGCCGCCCGCGGGGCAATACAGGGTGCGGGTAAGAATGTGCAGCAACGTATGTCACGTTACTTTAATGGGGATGTCAATCAGCCTGCCACTGCTAAGACTGTTCAGCAGTTGCGTGTGATGCGAGAAGTTAACAACATCGGTTCGTATGGATCTGGTCGCCCTGGGCGTCAGTATGCCGCACGAGGTGGAAATGCTGTTGTTGTAGAACTTGGCAGTTGTAAAGTTGCGGACATTCAGACCACTGGAGTCGGTATCATCGGTTCAGGTCGGTCTTTGTTGAGTTTCCCCTTGCAAGTAGATACAATCGGCGGGCGGTTGTTTGCAATGAGTAAGCTCTATTCTCGATGGAAATTCGAAAGGTGTATTCTACGGTATGTTCCTGCCGTTTCATCTGCCACAGATGGAGGCATAGTTATGTACTACACCCAAGAAATTGATGATGTGTACACAGTCGGCGAAGCTGTTGGAACAGACGCCGCTGCATCAGCCATCGACAACATGGAGTTCTCTGTTCGTGAGAAAGCGAACATGGGGCTTCATTTAGGCCCACAGTTGCTGTACACTACCCCTAGCAACCGTGAAGCTGCGTGGCACTCGGCCGGTGTCATCAACGTGGTCAGTGGAGGGTCATTGGCGCCCACTAAAGTGTATGGTGCTCTTTATATGGACTTTTCTGTCCGTTTTGAGCAGCCTTGTGCGCCGTTTGACGTGTATTCGACGATCAATGTCTCAGACCGTATCCTTCCTACAGGTACTGGTTCTACCGGTACCCTTAATGGTCCGGTCTTTGCGTGGTCGACTGATGCTCTCCTGCTCAACAGTAGTTCTGGTACTCAATGGCTTATTGATCCACTTACTGGTGGGAATAATTTATTTGGCAAGATTTATATGGCTCCTAATTCTAGTTGTTATGTTACGTTGTTATTAACTGACACTAGTTTGACAGTCTGGGTCCCAGCTGTCCCTCGGGACCCTGGGGTCATTGTTTCTGGCGTGGAAGTCTCTAGTCGTTCTAGTGATAGTTCCAACAAATATCTTAACTGCACGTATACGAACACTAATGCATTTGCGGCTGGGTTTACAATCCGAGTGCCTTTGGCTGGTGCAAACATCCAAAGCGCTTTGATTCAGGTTAGCCGTGTTCCTTTTAGTGCTTAGTGTAGTCTCAGATCGACTTAAAATGTCAGGGTTGTCACGGTTTAGCCAAACTATCCGATTTATCGGACGTGACTCTACTGTATTGCATAGTTGCCGCGGAGCGGTAAATGGTATGGTTCATGCAGTAGTCGCCCCCTCCATGATGCTTAGGAGTATAATTAAGCAAACCTACACTTGGGTGTAACAAGAACGATGTCATCGCGTGTATACGGTGGAACTGCTCTGGTAGAAATCAGAGTGGGGAAC